GATGTCAGCATCAAGCAAACATCTCACACGACTCTTCGCTGGCCATCCCATCTCACCATCGAGAACTCGAGTCAGTTTAGTCTTGAAGAACAATGGGGCATTGTCCCAGTCGTGAAAATATATCTCGTCTTTTACGACATCAAACACAGCACATCCACGCTCTTTGTCGCCAGCATCACCGTAGTTAGTTGGGAAGGTGTTCCCAATGTAGATGATGTTCTTGTTGTGCTGACGTTTGTGGAAGTGCCCAGAGAAAATGTATCGTGGACCAGTAAACATATCTGCGTCAGGTCCGTGATCCATTGTCTTCGTTGCTCCAGTCACCACGAAGTTTCTGAATTCAAAGTGTCCAAGAACATACTTGTGACTGTTGATGTCAGATGCCAGCGTTGGGTATTCATCTCTGAATAGGAACGGCGCAATGTACCAGTCCTTGTTAACTTCCATTGGCTCGCTAACGAGGACGAAGTTCTCAAGGTCAGTGAACGATCGTGTCGAAAAAATCTTGCGATTCGAACGGTGATAGAGATCGTGATTCCCGACAATGAAGAAGATTGGAATGCCGAGCGCATTCAGACGACGGCACGCCTCAGTTGCGTGATCCATTGTGCGAACGTTGATCGCATTTCTATTCTCATAGAAGTCGCCGAGAAAAGCAATGTGACTTGGTTTCTCTTCTTTGATTCGCTCGATCAACCAGTCGACATAATCGAGGTTATCTAGATTGTGAAGATCTGAATTGTTCCGCGCACCAAAATGGATGTCCGTCCATAATACTATCTTAGTGATTGGTTTGTTCTTCAGAAGTTCAGCGGTGCTGATCTTACCCATGCTTTAATCTCCGCTACCCGAGGAGATAAAGGCGTTGTCGTCGTGGTTTGTGCCAACACGAGTTTTCTCTTGAAACGAGAATGATGGCGATGATCCAGCGTCGACAAGAAGACTGTCTTTGATTTCACGATGCTTCTTCTCATCCGCCAAGTATTGAAGGAAACTTCGATACGCTGCGGTCGTGTAGAACGCAAACGGGTTGTCTGATTTTTCTGGGTTGAACTTGTACCAATTTGCGCAGAGGTTAACTACGGCGATTGAAACCATATCTTCACGAAACGAGTATCCAGCAAATGATGGGCTGTAGGAATACCTCTCAGCGATCATATGGAGATATTTTGCTAGTTGCGGCGATAACTTGTTGCCGTTTGCTTTGTCCTGAGCGATCAGAGGAAGCAATTCGGCATTGGTCACATAGTGACCACGTGTCGAGGTCGACTTTTCTTTTTTGTATTTCGGTAGTTTTGTCGCCATTTGGAGCCCTTCTTACGGTTGCTGTGTAGGCGACAATTGCTATTATATCAAAGGATCAATCACGGACACTCGAAAAACAGGTTCCGCGGCAATCAATAAATAGAACACTATAGAGGGAATTCGTATGTTAGAAGATTTTTTGATCGAAGAAACCGTCGGCGAGCAGCAAAAGAAAGCTGTCGTGATGGTCGGTCGAATGAACCCACCGACTCAGGCACACTACAAAGTCATCAACCTGATGAAGAAGTTTATTCGAACGCACAAAGGATTGACACCTATCGTGGTGGTCATTGCTGGAAAGAAGTCCTCAAAGGATCTAAGCAAGAACCCTTTGACTGCTGAAGACAGAATTAAGTTTATGACGGCATCTGGCAAGGCAAACGGCGTAAAGTTTATTGTCGCGACCGGGGCATTTCAGGCATTCGAAGAGGTAAGAAAGATCGGGTTTGAACCTGTAGCGATTGCCGCTGGTTCAGATCGTGGTAATGAATACTTGGTTATGCTTGACAAGTACTTCACCTCAAAGGACGGTTCGAAGATTCAGCACACGTTAGTTCCTGGACTTGAAGAGCGAGAAGACCCAGAAGACGACGGCACACCATCTGAAGAAGTTTTACAGATGGCGGAAAATGGCGAAGACATTCCAATCCACCTGATTTCTGGATCAATGGCACGACTTGCGGTGGAAAAGGGTTTCAAGAAGGCATTTGCCAAAATCGCCGGTCTTGATCAGAAGCTCGCCGATATGGTTTTCGCAAAGGTCGCTACCTCACTCGACACCGTGAAGGATAAAGAGTAATGTCATTCTTATCAAATGCGTTCAGTAATCTACCGTCAGTAGGAACATTCGTATCGAGCATGACTACGAAGGCATCAGAGGGAATGACAAGTGTTGTCAATCGATTCGGGCAAACGATCCCCTTTCAAAAGGCAGGAGCAGTTACTCCGACATTTGCTCAACTCGCTTCGCCTTCTGGAATGGTTGATGCCGCTGGCACTCTGGTTGGTACGGCGTTTGGACAAACTGGTTTACTCCCATCGACACAACAAGAGCAGATGATTGCGCAGGCAAATGCTCAATATTCGGCAACATCGTATAATGCCGCCCAATCAACGTATGAAGATGATAGATCGCACATCATCACCCTTTACGATGATGAGGGAACCTCTGTAGAATTTTTGGTAATGCCAGAGCTTGTCGAGAACAGAAATGTCTCGTATGAAGCAGTTGCGCCTGCGCAATTCCCAGGTGCCTTTCAAAAATACAAAGGCACTGACAGCGTTCAATGGTCGATCAATGCGATCTTTGTAGCACGAACAACTGATGAAGCGTCTGTCAATCTTCGTAACATCAACACTCTTCGTGGATGGACCATGCCTTACTTTGGCGAAAATACTGCCGCTGACTACGAAGGCAAACTCGGCGCGCCACCGCCAGTTCTTCGATTTGTTGGTTTACGAGAGGGTATTCTTGGTGAACGTCCAGTTGTCATAACGTCGCTCGCCTGGAATTGGCCGCGCGACGTTGACTATCTGCCTGCTTATGAATTCGATACCGAGACTGGTCAGCCAATCAGACCAGCGAATATTCCGTTCCCAGCAGTCATGTCGGTTGCTATTCAGGTTGTTGAAAGTTTCAGCACAACTGAATTTAATCAGTTTAGTCTTAAGGACTATCGTAACGGCGATATGGCGAATGCCTATGGTCGAAAGATCAAAGCGTCAGTAAATGCCAACGATACGTCTTTCAACGATGTCGAATCAAATAGACTCGCTAGATATGGGGTTGCCGCAATTCAAGAGGCGCAATCTGTTGCTGGCGGAGGACGAGGATTTATTAACCCTTCAATCCCATTACCAGCCACTGGGGCAGGCGCTGGGCGTGGTTTTGTGAATCCAGAATTTGTAAAACCAGCAATCTCTGAATTGAAGACCGCATCAGGTGGTGGTGGCGACTTTGCCGGTGGTGGCGCGGAAGGATATTGGTAATGGCAGAAAAGAACAGCACACTTGTGAGAACATCGCGCTACGTTAGTGGAGGTATTTCTGAAGTCAACTCACGAGCAATCGAATGGTGGGAGCGCTCTGTTATCCCTCTTGCCGGGGATGATACTACGTACGTCGTTGAAAAACGCTTTGAAGGTCGTCTAGATCTAATCACAGCGGTATATCTTGGCGAACCAAGATACTGGTGGGTCGTCGCGCAGTACAACAACATTTTGGATCCAGTTGAAGAGATCCGAGAGGGTGTCATCATTCGCATCCCGTCAAGTGACCGTATCAAATCTCTTCTAACCGGCAAACTAGGCGGTGTTCCATCGCAACGTGAAGTTCCAATCTCTATCCTCCCGATCGTCTAAATGTATATTCAGAACCCACTCGACGATTTTCAATCGTACTCAGTCCATTATGTTCTTCTCGCATGTAGAACCACCGTGGCGGCAAAAGAGTTTGCCGATGATACTCAGGCAGTTGCCTCACTTCAAGCAATTGAGAATGCGAAATACCTTGGGTCGCCTGTTGAGTTTGGTAATAGTTCAGAAGACATCTTCTTGATTCTCGATACTCGCAGATTTGGGCAATTCTCCGTTGAAAGTCTGAAGTACGATGTGTACATCAATGGACTTCAAAAAGGGGCATCGACCTCGAATCTTGCAGCGGATTTGTCAATGGTCGTTCTTGACAGTGTTGGAATATCATTTGCCAACTTTATGCAATGGTTGATGGATGAGCAGATGAAGACCAACTACGATGGTCTCGTTTTTATGCTGCGAACTATTTTTGTTGGACATAATGCCGATGGTACTTCGAGCACGGTTCAAACTGAAACCATTCCTATGCATTTGACTCGAATGGAAATAAATCTTGATTTTGCTAAGGGCGCCTACACACTGGAGTTCATGCCGAACATGAACTTTGATGTGAATCGCTACGGGCGCTTTCTTACAGTGTCCTCGGCAACAACGTACACATCTGGTGCAGATAATTTGCTTGGTGGTCTTGTCAACAGTTTCGAATCAGAGTTGAATAGAAAATCAACACAGTATTTTGACAGCGTCCAGAAAACTGTTCAAGACGCTGCCAAATCACGCGGCACTACTGCGGCAGCACTTGGTCGCAAAGTTCAATATATGATCACGATTCCTGAACGTTGGAATACTTTCAAAGTCATTGGGGCAAACCCAAATGAGCGTTTAGAAACACTCTTTCAACGAACAACACCTGGAACAACACCGCCAGCACCAAAAGGCGGCGAAATTAAGAACGTTGCTGTTGGTGTAGCACGTGGCACAGAGTTGACAAAGGTGCTTACGACAATTTTTAGTCAAGTGCCAGAAGTTGCCGAACTTGGAAACTTTGCCTCACAAAAACCTGGCAAGGCAGGTGGAGTGACGTTCTACAAATACCTTGTCGGCATCACCAGTGATGACACAGTAATGACCGTTCACGTGGACGTCGTAGAGTTCAGAGTTCCAGATATTTTTACGCGTGACAAAAAAGATGCGAACTCTGTATCGACTGATGACTCGGCATTTTACAAGACCATGCCTGATGGTCGTCGTATCCCTCTCGACTTTGTCGAATACGATTACATCTTCACCGGCAAAAACAAAGACATTCTGAATTTTGAAATGAAGATTCAAGATTTTCAGTTTCTGCTGGCATCTAACCTTCGTGCTGGCGATAATGCTATGCGCGGTGTTTCCGATAGCAATGGTAATACAAACGCCACAAATACAGCAAATGGCGAAGATGCTGACAGTTTGATTTACGCTCGCCCATTTGATCCGCTGGTGATGCCGCTCGACTCAGAATCGGCATTGA